TGTACGTGGCGCTGACGCGGGCGTCTGCCAAGCGGATCATGTGGAAGGACGTGCTGAAGACGATTGACCGTGAGCAGGCGCTTGGGTGCCGGTTCAACGAGACTGAGTTGTCGGTGACGCTGCCCAACGGGAGCATGATTTACCTGCTGGGCATGGACGCGGACGAGCAGGAAAAGGACAAGGCGCTCGGTCAGAAGTTCAAGAGCGTGGTGATCGATGAGGCTGCGTCCTACGGCGTGGACTTGCATGAGATGGTGTACGGCATTTTGAAGCCGGCGACGGCTGACTATCGCGGCACGATTGCGATGATCGGAACTCCCGGCAACATGAAGCGCGGGTTGTTTTACGACCTGACGAAGGGCCAAGTGCCGGGGGAGTCGGGTCGCTGGGAGAAGATGGGCTGGAGCGGCCATCGCTGGACGGCGTTCGACAATCCGCATATGGCGGACAAGTGGAAGGCAGAGATTGAGGACTTGAAGTTGGCGAACCCGCTGATCGAGGAAACGCCGCTGTTTCAGCAGCACTACTTGGGCAAGTGGGTGATCGACGACAGCAACCTTGTGTACCGTTTTGACTACGAGAAGAACACGTTTGACGAGTTGCCGGCGATCACCAAGAAGGGGCGCTGGCACTATGTGCTGGGCATTGACCTTGGGTTCAACGACCCGACTGCGTGGGTGGTGTGCGCGTATCACGACAGCGACCGGACCCTGTACGTGCTCGGGGCGCACAAGAAGGACAAGTGCGACATCACCGAGGTCGCGGACCAAACGCGCAAGTTGATGGGACGCTTTGACTTTGATCGGATCGTGATCGACAACGCCAACAAGCAGGCGGTTGAGGAGATGCGGCGTCGGCATGACATCCCGCTTGTGGGCGCAGAGAAGGCGGGCAAGGCTGACTTTATGGAACTGATGAACGGCGACTTTGTGAGTGCGCGGATCAAGTTGCACAAGAAGGCGGCTGCGCCGTTGATTGACGAGTACTCGCAACTGATCTGGGACGACCGGAGCCAGAGGCGCGAAGAGCATCCTGGGTGTGCCAACCACGCTTGTTTTGTGGACGGCACTTTGGTGACAACCGCACGCGGCGATGTGCCGATTGAAACGGTCAACGATCAAGATTGGGTGCTGACCAGAGATGGCTGGCAACCTGTTGATTGGTGTGCGCCCACGGGAGTGAAGCCGGTTTACAGGCTTGATTTTACTGACGGCAGATCGTTGACCGGGACGGCTGATCATCCTGTTTGGACAGAGCACGGGTGGAAGCAATTGATTGACTTGACCGCAACAGACGTATTTGTTACGTCAGTTGCACCATGCGAAAAGAATACACCAAAGGCAAGGCTGAAACCGTGGAGTGGAACGGGCTTGTTTGGCGAAGGTGGCCTGAGTCCACAAGGCGCAGTGATCGCGTCTACTTCAAGAACCACACGACATGGCTACACCGAGCCGTTTGGGAGCATCACAACGGACCCGTACCCAAGGGGTTCCATGTTCACCACAGGGACGGCAACACTCTTAACAACGACATCTCCAATCTGGAATGCGTTGTATCCCGCGAGCACCATCGGCACCATCACGCAACCGCTAGCGATGATGTTAAGGCCAAGCGTCGAGCAGGGATTGCCAAGGCGCAGTTGGCAGCGCCTAAGTGGCACGCTTCTCCAGAAGGCCGTGAGTGGCATCGACAACACGCTAAAGCGGTTGCGGCAAATCGCCCAGACGTGGTGGTTCAATGCGAGGTCTGCGGCATTGAGTTCAAGGCCAAGCATTCAACGCGCCGAGTTTGCGGTGGAACGTGTTACGCCAGACGGCACCGCGCGCGTTTGGGCGCTAAGAGTCTCTGGAAAGCCTGAGTATTTTGCTAACGGCGTGTTGGTGCACAACTGTGACGCGGCGTTGTACGCATGGCGGCACTGCTACGCCTACCTATCGGACATGAGGCAGGACAACGGGCTGCGTTACGGCAAGAGCGAAGATGAGTGGATGTTGATGCAGGAGGAGCAAGAGTTGGAGCGACTGCTGCAAGAGAAGCGGAACATGGAAGCGGAGATTGAGTTGTACGGCGACCCGCTGGATCAACTGAACTAAGCGTCTTGATTGTCAAGCAGTAGTCTTATACCGTCGCCGCGATTGGAGGCCGTTGTGGATCAGCACCAGGTCGAGAAGTGGGTGGGGTTCATGCGCGAGCATGGGCTGAAGCGACTTGCGATCAGCGGCCTTGAGGTTGAACTCGGCGCACCTCCATCGTCCCACTCAGCAAAAGAAGCCCCAGTGGCAACGCAGGGAGTGTTTGAAGGCGGCGCCGAGTCTTTTTGTGGTTGCGGTCACCAGTGGATTGACCACAGTGATGCAGGGTGCTTGATGGGTTGCTCGCACGGTCTTTGCGTGAAGCAGGAGGCGCTGGGTGAGTGACGACATCAAGCACGACGACGCAGCAATGACGGACGAGGAGCAGGCGCGGGTCAACTCTCGGGAGCATCTCTGGCGTGCTGCGATGTGGGCGGGATTTGCTCACGCAGAGGAAGTGGTAGCGGCGCTGAAGGCTGGACAGCGCCCGTGGTTCAACGAGCTTGCGCCACTGAACGTCAACGAGCGCGTGTTTGTGATGACCCAGATCTGCAAGTACTTCTTCCCCGAGATGACCGGCGAGAACGAGATCAAGGCCGTCAAGATGCTCGGCAAGTTGTACGGTGTGAAGCGCACGACGCGCATGGAGCGACGCTATGCCCATTGAATTTCGGGATTTTACGATTGGCGGCGAGCGTTCTGGCGTGCCGGACAAGTTGCCGGACAACAAGGAGCGTCGTTGGTGGATGCTGAAGGGTTCCGACGCTGCTGACGTGATCAGCGGGACGCTGAACCTGATCCGCGACGCGCAGTCGTTCCGGGCCACGCAGTGGATCGTGAGCGCGCGTCTGTACGGCAACCTGGCGCCGACGACGCTTGCGGGCGTGTCGTTCAGCAAGCTTGCAGCGCAGCAGCCGGCGCTGCGTGACCGCATCTCGTACAACCTTGTGCAGAGCGTTGTGGATACGGTGTGCGCGAAGATCACGCGCAACCGTCCCAAGCCGCTGTTCCTCACGTCTGGTGGCGACTACAAGAAGCAGCGTGAAGCCAAGAAGATGAACGCCTTCCTCGACGGCGTGTTCTACGAGAACTCGACGCATGAAATCGGGATGCAGGTGTTCCGTGACGCTGCCGTCTGGGGCGACGGGTTCATCCATGTGTTCGCCAAGGGTGACCGCGTTTGCCATGAGCGCGTGATGTCGAGCGAGATCTTTGTGGACGACGTGGAGTCGCTCTACGGGATTCCCCGGCAGATGCATCGCGTCAAGCAGGTGGACCGTCAGGTGTTGTTCGATATGTTCCCTGACGACGTGGACGTGATTGCTGGAGCCAAGCCCTCGAGGACCGAGGAGGCGGGCCGCAGCATGGTCGCGGACATGATCACCGTGCGCGAGTCGTGGCATCTGCCCAGCGGCCCTGGCGCGGATGACGGCAAGCACTGCATCACGATTGACGGAGCGGTGCTGGGCGAGATGGAGCCTTGGCCGCACTCGTTCTTTCCGTTTGCACGTTGCCAGTGGTCGCCGCGTCTGTACGGGTATTGGGGCCAGGGTCTTGCGGAGCAGTTGCAGAACATCCAGTTGGAGATCAACAAGCTCCTGTGGGTAATTCAGCGCAGTTTCCATCTGGCCGGCTCGTTTAAGGTGTTCATTGAGAACGGCAGCAGGGTCGTGAAGGAGCACCTGAACAACGACGTGGGCAGCATCATCAACTACACGGGGACGCCGCCGCAGTACGTGGTGCCTCCGATTGTGGCGCCCGAGGTCTTTGCTCACCTCCAGAACTTGATCAACAAGGGGTACGAGCAAGCGGGCGTGTCGCAGCTTGCTGCCTCGAGCCTGAAGCCCGAGGGCTTGAACAGCGGTCGCGCCATCCGCGAGTACAACGACATCCAGACGGATCGCCTGCACGTTCCGGCCAAGAGCTACGAGCAGATGTTCATGGACGTGGCGCGGCTGTCGATTGAGGTCGTGAAGATGATCGCCGCCGAGGACAAGGGCTACGAGGTCCGAGTCCCCGGTCGCAAAACGATCCAGATGGTTGAGTGGAAGGACATCAAGCTGTCCGACGAGGACTACGTGATGCAGTGCTACCCCGTGTCGTCGCTGCCGAGCGATCCTGCGGGCCGCTTGCAGACGATTCAAGAGTACGCACAGGCCGGCTTCCTCTCGCCGCGTCAGGCTCGTCGTCTGCTCGACTTCCCTGATCTTGATCAGGTGGAGAGCCTTGCCAACGCGGAAGAGGACTATCTGACGATGGTCTTCGACAAGATCGTGGACGAGGGCGACTACACCTCGCCGGACCCGCTGGACGACTTGCAGTTGTCCAAGCAGTTGTGCCTTGAGTACTACGCTAAGGGGAAGGCCAACAACCTGCGCGAGGACCGGCTTGAACTGCTGCGTCGGTATCTGGCGCAGATCAACGAGATTGAGCAGGCGATGCTGCCGCCGCCTCCGATGATGCCGCTGCCGATTCCTGGAGCGACCGGAGAGCCGCTGGCACCGCCGATGCCGATGCAGGCTAGCGATCTTGTACCGAATGTCCCGGTACAGTAACCAAGGAGTGACGCATGGGAGTTGAGGGAGTGATGACGAATATGACCACCGGCACTGTGGGTGGTCCGGTGCCTACGCCTACGGCAGCAGAGGTGCTTGCTCCGCAGCAGGAGG